GAGGAGCACACGTGTGACCCGGGTGCGGTGGAGACGATGCGACTCTTGGAGCGGGACACGAAACCGTGTGTGAAATGTGGCACGATGATTCAAAAGTTAGATGGGTGTTCGCAGATGTGGTGCCCACAGTGCCACACAGCGTTCGACTGGAGGACCGGACAGGTGGTGCAAGGGCGGTTGCACAACCCACATTATCTCGAGTTCAAACGCAAGGGAGGCGTGCTCATGGGGAGGGAACACGGAGACATTCCTTGCGGTGGGGCGCCGACGCTCGCCGAGTTACGCACCGTCCCGGAATGTGAGGATCTATACGACCACTACTTCAATCGCGCAGACTTTGAGAGAGACATCGATTGGCGCTGGAATCCAGACAATCACTGGGAGAACAACCGCAGGTACCTGCGAGTGTCGCTCATGTTGGGGAGAATGAGTGAAGAGCAATTCAAAGCGGAACTGTATAAACGAGAGCGGCGGAAAGAGAAGCGTCGAGAGGTTAGGGATATCATGCAAACGTTCGTTGATACCACCGGCGATCAATTGAGACAGTACGTACTAGATCCAACCGAAGAGACCTTGGACGATGTGTGTGTGAGGCTAGACCTATTGACCGATGTGGTGAACGACGCGTTCATTGGCATTCACAAAAGGTACAAGTGTGGGACGCCAAAGTTGTTGAACAACAGGTGAGGTGATTACAAAATGTACGGATGCTCCGCGCGCTCTTCCTCTGAGCGCATGAGGTGAATCAAACCGAGGAAAAGCATGGCCAAAAAGACCGCATTCTCAACGTCCGGCGACGCGAGGAAAGTGAGGGTCAACACGAAAAAGACACGAGCGACGGGCGTTTGCATGATCGACGTGAGCCGCGCCGGAGGGGTCGTGACCGCGGAGGTGCGCGTCAAAAGGAGGCTGATGATACCGATGATCAGCGGCGTGCGGATTTTCGGGGCAAGCTTCGTGTAGTTGACGTTTTTGTGCGTGGCGACACCAAAGCCGCCGACGGCAGCTAAGGCAAGTCCTGGGATCGGCGTGGTCGAGAGAGCCATCTTGAGTGTTGTGTGTTATTAGCATCATATTTTAATTTAGATGAACCCGTCTCGCATGCGCTCTTCCTTGTTCTTGAGCGCGTACACGGCGGCCAAAAAGGTGAGCACCGCGATCAGTGCGTTTTCCATATCGCCGCCCGTGCTTTGCAGTGCGATGAGGAACAGCGATACAAATCGAAACGCTGGGCTGGAAAAGGCTCTCTCGAGTCTGGCTGGGATGGCGATCGCGTTACCAGAAAACATACCCTGATAAATTCCAAGCAAGGCAAACACGATGGGAATTTGGATCAATGGCTCGAGCGTTCGACTCGTGTATAGCCATCGTGGGTTGTTTTTGGAAACTTTTGCGGCAAATTGGGAAACTTTTTTCTGAATCACTTCGACCATTATAACTAGTACCTAGATTTTTATCCGAGAGTGAGCTTTTTGAATCCACTGAAAAATTTACGCAACGGCGATTTCGATTTGAAGATTTTTTCACACAATTCACGCTTCGTCATCTTCGTCTTTCCGGAGACTCGGGCGAGCTTTTTCAATTCGTACTTGTTCATTCGCATGCACGACTTCATGGTCGTTTCCCTTGGGCGAGAAGGTGGCATTTGTTAAGACGCAATATTTTATTTCATTTTACGCGACCACCTGGCTAACCGCATCGGACACCTGAGAAGACATCACACTGACACTGTCTTCCTCGTCGGGATGCAAGGGAACACCGACACCGATGTACTCGCGCACGTGGTACGCAAACTTCGTTTTCGGGTGCCAGTCACTGAGCCACGTGCCGTGTGCGTTGAGGCAGCGCATTTTAAAATCGGGTGGGTAGTCGAAGCCCATCACGCGCTTCGTTCGATCGTAGTATTCGGCAGCCTTCTTTTTGGTTCGAAAGAGCATCACTCTCCGTTCCCCGGTCGAAGGGTCGATCGAGTTCTCGTAGCCGACGTGCGTGTACGCACCCCCATGCGCGCGTTTCTCTTCGAGGTCCTCGATGAATCTCAAAATCTCTAGGCAATACGGCATCGCGACCGGTCGTCGTGTAGTGCGGAGATGAAGGGTGCCCTCGGGGCCGGGTGCCCCGAATTCAAATTAATGGGTGCCCTGATTCCAGGCCTAAACCCTAGGATCCGTGAAATTTCACGGGCCACCCCGGGCGACCCCACCTCGACCGTGGGGGTCCGTCGATGCGTCATTTCGCGACGCGCGATGGCCGTGATGCCGCCCCACTCGAAGGGGGACGGTGGGATGCAGGGGGTTCCCCGATGCAGGGGGTTCCCCCGGGTTAGCCCGAAGACGGTCGAGGTGAACGCGGCGTCGGCGTCGGTCACGGGTACCCCGGTGTCCGAGGCAACGACTAGAGACCCCGCGAACGAGTACGTCCGCCTCGAACGCAACGAGATCAATCACCGCGAGCGAAAGGAGTGGGAGGTGGATGAGGTTTGTAATTGCACACCCGATCGAATCCAAGGTGGGTGTTATGACGATCATACGTGCCAATTCAGGGGGATGAGACGACAGTGCAGTCTCAGTTGCCCCAACGCGCAGGATGGTATGTGTGGCAACAGGGTGTTCAGGGACGCGAGTAAACACCCGAAGACGAAAGTAGACAATGCGGGGACGAAAGGGCTCGGCCTCTTCGCGGACACCGCCATCAAGAAGGACAGTTTCGTCATCGAATACATCGGGGAGGTCATCACGGAAGAAGAGCTTGAAAAACGCAAGGCTGAATATGAGAAAGAGGGACTCGGACACTCTTATTTCAAAGTTCTAGGGGATGGAGAGTATATAGACCCAACAAAGAAAGGTAATGACGCGCGATACATGAATCACTCCGATGCACCAAATTGCAGGGGCGAAAAATGGGACGTGGACGGTGAGGTGTGCATCGGAATTTTTGCAGAGACAGATATTAAGGCGGGTGAGGAATTGACTTGGCATTACGGCGACGATTTCTTCTCCGACGGCCGTACGGTGACTGAATCAATCGCCGTGACACAAACTCCTGGCGAAACCGTCGCGGTTAAACCCGATGCGATGACGACACCGACGTCTAAGGAGATGGCTTCTGTGGGCGCCGCGGAGCCTACCACCGAGGTGGAAAACGCGATGGATACACCGATGGTTTCTAAGGCGTCCCGACGGGTTTCTGTGGGTTTCACACCGATGGATAGTCGAATTCAGGATTCATGTACGACCGGACCACAACGCCATCCACTCAATAGAACCCCACTCACGAAGCTCCCCCCTCCCATGGTGCAACAGGGGGCGCAGCAGCAGACGATTGAGAACGACGATTCCGAACCACCCAGTGCTGACAAGCCACAGGCTGGGGTGGTGTGTGCGGTCTGGAATTGTACGACGGAGAATCGAAACAAGACTCCGACATGGAGACCAGGTCCAGACGGTTCGGCGCAGCTGTGCAACGCGTGTGGCGATAAATATAGTAAAGACAAAGATCGTTTGCGAAAGCTCGGTGACGAGGGTTGGTATGAGATGCTCGAGGTCAAAACGAAGAGGTCACAACCACACGGTGAAGCACCGGTGCCACCACCACCCAGCTCGAGAAAGAGGGCGCGGAAAGAGTCGTCGCATATCGTCGTCCAGGGAACCAAAGGTAAGTCACCCTGGCCTAAAGAAGCGAGCATGGAGCTCGAGAAGTGCGTGAAGGCTAGCCTCGATGCAGGGATTCCCCTGCGAGGAAAGGGTGGTGCATTCGAAAATGGGTGTAAGATCCACACGAGATTGGGATTCAAGATGCATCGAAAAAATAGATACAACCAACCGACAAAATCGATTGGTTGTAAGTGCAACGCGAGTCAAGATGAATGGTGTGATCACATCCAACCGAGGCTCGAAGCCGATAAAGACAGCTGGTACATGGTGGGAAACTACGAGAACCTGCTACAAAGGAGTAGAAGGAAGAAGAAGCCGAACACGGTCGACGATGAAGAGGACTACATGTCCGAGGGAGATTTTGGTGGGGCGGAAGACGACTCACAGACGTCTGAGGAAGACGCCACTGACGACTCGGAGTCGTCTGAGGAAGAAGAGGGGGCTGCACCGTTCGGTATGACAGCTGAGTGTGAAGGCCCATTCAACTTTATCCTGGGACGGTGGTTACCATGGGCCGAACGACACCCACAACCAAAAGAAATAATAAGGTTTTTCCGTGAGATAAATGTCCATTTTCGAGCCACTGACACATACAGAGATGAAGACGCGGCATTGTCGGTGGGTGACAGGATCGATGACGTAAAACAGACTGTGAATCAGGTGTATGATACGATAGAGAAAATCGACCCAGACGGTCTGAAGGGCTATTTAACGAGTGGTGACATACCGAGCGATGAAAAGCGGTCGTCGACGTCGACTTCACCGACACAACGTGCACCCGGAACACCACCACCGTCGAGTGAAACTCTACAAGAACTGACGAAGGGCTCGTTTGAAAAAGTCATCAATGAGGTAGCACCCCTGATTAAACAAGGGGCGAGCTTCATCGACATAGGCTGTGGTCGAGGAAATTGTTGTCTGCACTGGAAGATATTTGATCCAAAGAGCAAAGTCGCGGGCGTGGACAGAGCGAAGCACCGGATACAAATCGCAAAAAAGGTCGCCGGCAAAATAGACCAGGACGTGAGTTTCTCGTGCGAGGACGCAGCGAAGAAGGAAGGGGCGATTGATTTCGATATCGTGTATTCCTTCGACAAGGTTTTCACGGACCACGATCGAGAAGCGATATACCGACGCTTGAATGCGTCGCCGCAATGGAAGGTTTTCGTCACGTTCCGTATATTAAGAGAAGAGGATCTCGAGGGCGCTCGACTGGTATCTACGCTTGTGTTGAGTGTCCAAGGGTGTACACAAAAGCACACGGCGTACGTGTACGAGAAGGATAGGCTTCTTGCCCTATACAACAAGGCTGTGAGGAGTAGTCAAAGCGTTGTTGAAGAATAATAAATTTGTAGTTTTACTGTAGATGAACGTACCTATTAAACTCGTGCTTCGCGCCGGTAAGGTGTTTTATGAAATCAGAAAACACATGACGTTCTCACTCGTGTCCGACGGTCTGCTCGGATTCCTGAAGAAGTTACGGTGCTCATTGCTTGATAACGTAGGACCTGCCGAAATAGAAAAGGGCGGCGGCGACGGCACCGGTGGCGGCGAGTCCAACTCCTGACCGTTGACCCATCTCGTTTAGGAATTTGGGAACGGACGTTGAAAGCTTTTGCTGCACGGGAGAGGAGATCGCGGCGGCGGTACACACGGCGACGAAGAGCGCCGTCATCTGGTCGTCGGTCAAACCGCCCGGGTTCTTGCTCTGGACGTGCGTTTGCATGTCTTGAGGCACTGGGCCGGTGGGGTTCTGTGCCGGTGCCTGCATTTGAAGCGATTGCATCGGCGATTGGTTTTGAATCACGGGCGGATCCATCATAACGGTGCCCCCCGCGGGTGGACCGCCGTGTTCCATCATGACGGCGTCGAGCGGCGTCGAGTCCATGGGCTGTTGTTGCTGCTGTTGTGCGACATTTTTTTCCGACGAATGAAACGCTGTTGTCGGCGCCTCCGCCCCCTGGCTCTGGGGAAGGGAAGACGACGCGACGGCCATGGGCGGTGGTTGAACGTCGGGCGGCGCGCTCGGTGCCAATGGGACGTAACCCTCACCACTGTCGACGAGGTTCATGGTCTGGATCTGCTGGGACATCTTCTCTACCTAAGGGTCCATGTTTTCTAAAATCGGTTTCGACGCGCACTTACCTACGCTTGGTGATTTTGAGGCTCGTGCCCTTCTTCGCGTCTTTCAACTTGTTGTTATCCGTCTCGAAGTGTCTCGGATTATACATCTTCTTGTGCATTTGCCAAAGCGCCGGTGAGCCCACTCTGAAATTCTTCCGCAGGGATGCTTTCCACCAGAACACGCAATCGCTGATCTTGTTGGATCGGACAGTGTTATCTAAAACTAAACAGCCGTAATCTTCCGTACAAGCCTCGAGTACTTTGTTAAACATATCAAAAGTTGGGAAGATCCCAAAAAAATTCTTGTATAACTTTTCCCTGTTCGCAAGCACCGGCTCCTTGAACACGAAGATGTAATCCGAGTTGGCCCGTAGCGCGGGTGGGAGATCGATGGCGTACTGTAGGGTCATCAAAAAGAAAAGTTTATAGTGCCTACCGTTGAGAAAGATCGTTCGTAGTTGCGTGTCTCGGACGAATTTCGTGTCGTACATGCAATCGTCCAGGATGATGAACGCATTATTTCCGGGCTTATGTTTGTTCGCCCCGTTGACGATCTTCCGCTGGCGTTGAATCACGCGATCGACCGCGTCTTTGTCGTAGTCTCCGTATACGAACAGATCGGGTACGAAGTTACCATAGAATGAGTTTCCTTCCTCCGTCCCGTTACACACGATGCCACATGGGATGTGTTTTTTGTAATACATGATGTCACGAACCGCCACTGATTTACCAGATCGACGTCGAGCGACGAAAATGGCTGTCGCATCGTCGGCCATGTTCTGTGGTTGGAATTTCTTGAGTTGGAGGTTCACTCCGTCTGCTGTGCTCATGCTTCCTGCGATCAGTGTGCTTTTTAATTTCAGAAATTTTCCCCACTCAAAGTAGACTCACGATGCCTGCCGGCAGGTTGCGACTCGCGGCCACCGCGGGCGCTGACGCGTGGATCACAGGCGACGCCACGTACAGTCACTTTCTACAAAGGTTTAAGCGTCACACGAAATTCGCGATAGAGACCGTCGAGACACCTTTCGACGGCAGAGTCGACTTCGATGGCGAAGTGTCGTGCCGAGTGCCGGTGACCAAGGGAGACTTGATACGAAACGTCGCTCTGAAAATCGTCCTGAGCGATCCAACGCCGGATTCGCCTGGGAAAAACGACGTCTACTGGACGCCGAGTGTCATTTCCCACCTGATCGAGCACGCAGACCTGTTGATCGGTGGTCAAACGGTTCAACGACTCACGGGTGAGTACATCTACATGCATCAACAGCTCAACAACTCGTTCGATGATGTCGATCAGAGCGTGTACTTCTTGAATGGTCACGGGAACTTTTTGCGGTACTCGAACGGCACGTACACCTACTACATGGATCTACCATTCTATTTTTATCGCGAGTCGTCGCTCGCGATTCCCGTGTGTGCGCTCACGAAACAATTGGTCGAAGTACGAATCAAGCTTCGCCCTCTGAACGAGCTCATCTGGTACACCACACCGGCAGACATCCCGTCGGGTCTGACGGCGAAGATCGCGAACATGTCGCTCGATTCGGAGTTCGTCTACGTGACTCCCGAAGAGCGCGCGTATTTCATGCACAAACCAATCAATTACACAATCACACAGCTCCAGATGTCGCAATTTAAGATACCCGCCGATGAGACGGAGCGGTCGGTGATGCTCAAATTCGCCGGCCCAGTTAAAGAGATGTTTTTCACGTCGACGTCGGATCGCGCGGTGGAGCTAAACACGCCGTATGATTTCAATACGATTCAGCGCGTCCGTCTCCGCTTCAACGACGAGATTGTGTTTGACAAGACGCACAAACAGTTGGTATACGAACAGTCACTGAGAAACCATGTGAACTCACCATTGGTCAGAACGACGACCATGGCGGACACGCGGAGTACGACGATCGGCGCGGGCGGTGCCGCGTACTCGTTAAAGAGTGATTTCGGCACGTTCTCCTTCGCGGAATACCCGGATCGCGCCGCGCCGTCCGGTCAGGTGAACTTTTCGCGGATCGCACACAAGCTATTGACTGTGAACATCGACCATCTGTATGCCGGCCACCCTTCGACGGTTCGAGTCTACGCCGTGTCGTATAACGTTTTGACCATAGCCGCGGGCTTGGCGGGTGTAAAATTTTAGATATGTATAGTAGATGGCCGGACGCGTGCAGCTCGAGCTCGCGC